GTGACTCATGATATCATTGATATTTTACCTGATCGTCGCAAACATCAATTAGAAGCTTATTTTTTAAAGTTTTACTTCTAGAAAACNAACGTNGAAAAGTAAAAACGGTAACGTCTATAGATATGTTTCCTACCTTACTTATCGCTCTGATTCTAGGAGTTTATTTTCCTTTCGATGCGGNAAAGTACATTATTCGATCGNCTTTCTATATCGTACAAGNCCANTCAATCGTGAAATACAATCGCTGCCGTGTTCAAGTCATGAATGGTTTTAGGTACAAAAGAAGCGACCTCAATATAATAAATTAAAGACGTTATTGGAAGTTACTATTAAAAGACGCCCACTTGATTTAGNATCGAATGATATATCAGCCATACAGACTTTTTAAGTTCATGGCAGAGCCAGTACAGTTTAGTTCAATACCTGTTAAATCTTGATGAGACGCTCAAAGAGACATATGAAACAGGACACCGTCTTTTAAGTGCTTTGAAAGCAAACGATATCCAGCAACTACGGTTCATCTTACAGGATGCAAAGACAAAAGATACTTCGAAAGGGCTCAAGCGTGTCATCCACACATTCATCAAATACATGCCTTATATCTCAAGTACTATGCGTCATCGACATTTAACGAATGGACCCATTGAAGGGATTAATAATAAAATAAAACTGATTAAACGTGTTTCTTATGGTTATAGAAATTTCTGGAATTTTAGGAATCGTATCTTAATGATTTCTAAGGTGTTTGTAAGTGAATATAAAAAACGCATTAAACAACAAAATAACGTTGCTTAATGCGTTATCGTCTCACCAACCGACGTTGACAAAGAACCTAAAATTTTAATATACATTTTTATAGCAAGGGTTTCTCCTAGCCTCTCACATACATCTATAATTTGGATTTCAGATCTTTTGAAAGCACTTATGTCTCCAAAACTACTCCTACCCTTGAAAATTAAATCATAGAAGCGATGTCCAAAACAAATAACAAAATCATATCAACCACAACAACTTTTTCATCTTATACTCGTTCTTTTAATTGATCCAACATTAATATTGCCCATTCGAAAATTTGCATGCTCACTTAATAAATTGAGATGATACCTTGTCTTCATAATGATACACACCTAGAAGCCATTTCAAAACCTTTAACTTCTCCTCGTTCAAAAGATTGAAACGATACATCGTCGCCTTATGTTGCATGCGTACCGTACTCCCCACATAACATAAGTATCTTTTCCAACCGTTTAACATTTTAACGACTCTCTTTCGTTAATTTCCTTTACCAAAGACGAAAAATGTATTTTTGTCTTCGCAATACTAAATTTAAATGAAGCAATGCCTCTCGATTAAAGTGAATCTAATTATCAAAAAANTGTACCTTTCAAACCAGTCACAACCAACAAAAGCATGCCTTTTCACATACTTTTTAAGTTATTCACCTAAATCTTTACCATTTGTTTCTATCACTTTTTGGTACCAATAGAACGAATCTTTCTTCAACCTTTCTAATGTCCCTCGTCCTTCATTGTCCCTGTCTACATAAATCAGACCGTAACGCTTTTTCATCTCTCCTGTCGTAAATGAAACGATATCGATAATACCCCAGGGTGTATAACCAATTAAATCCACGCCATCTTTATCAACCGCATCAATCATTGCTTCTATATGTTCTCTCAAATAATTAATACGGTAATCATCATGAATTTGGTTGTTTTCCACCTTATCTATCGCACCAAAACCATTTTCTACAATGAATAAAGGAACTTGATAACGTTCATATAGAACATTAAGCGTATAACGTAGCCCTTCTGGATCGATAGCCCATCCCCACTCACTTATTTTAATGTGTGGATTTTCAACTGAATTAGGAAGACCACTATTGATGATATTATTACTAACACCAGTCTGTGTATCATGTTTTACGACTGTAGACATGTAATAACTAAAGCCAATGTAATCGACAACACCTTCTCGTAAAATCTCCTCATCTCCATCCTGCCATCCAATATGATACCCTTTTTGTTCGAACATTTTTTTAGCATAGCTCGGGTAATAACCTCTTACTTGTACATCAGGAAAGAAATACCTTAATCGATTCTTAATTTGTGCCTTCATCATATCTTTCGGATGACAAGAATATGGATAAATGGGTACATAAGAAATCATACTACCAATTTTGAAGTTCTGATTAATCATTTTACCGATTTTGACAGCCTTTGCGCTTGCAATCAATTCATTATGTGCAACTTGATACAATACTTCTTCAGGATTGTCATTGTCATTTAAACTTACACCCGAGTTTGTCCATAAAAAAATCGGATTACCCGTATCCATTTGATTATTAATTTCGTTAAATGTCATCCAGTACGTGACTTTATCTTTGTATCTTTCAAATACAACTTGTGCGAAACGAGCAAAATAATCCACTACTTTACGGTTACGAAAACCACCATATTCACGTGCTAAATGTAACGGCATTTCAAAGTGTGACAATGTAATAATCGGTTCGATATTATTCTTGAGTAATTCATCAAAGATATTATCATAAAATTGGAGCCCCTCTTCATTAGGTTCTAACTCGTCACCGTTCGGAAAAATACGTGTCCAAGCGATTGACGTCCGAAGGCATTGTAATCCCATTTCTTTAAACAGGGCAATATCTTCTTTGTAACGATGATAAAAATCAATACCTACGTGATTTGGGTAATATTTATCCGCTTCCACTGACATTGTTATTTCTCTCGTTTTTCTATGTGCGCCTCCTGTCATCACATCGATAACACTTAACCCTTTCCCCCCTTGATCATAGCCGCCTTCAAATTGATTGGCAGCTAGAGCGCCGCCCCACATAAAACTTGCTGGTAATTTAGACATCATCCATTGCCTCCTTTATTTTTTTAATGGTTCAAAATTGATTTTCTTTAGTTATCTGTTTCTCTTCTGTAATAAGAATGCCTTCAAAATCTGTTGAATTCGTCACATCAATAGGGATTACACATTCATAGCCATTATTTTCAATTTGCTTTTTTGAANTTTTAAAAACTGCTAGCCTAGTTTGACATTTTCATTTTCTTAAAAAACTTCAAAGTCTTCAACGTCTATTATAATTGTACCGGTTCAATTTGTCCATAACGATACAAAATAAAAAACGACACATGTTATAATAAATTATCTAGAAATTGAAATGAGGGCTTATTGTTGCTGAAATACGAAAAAATCGCTCATGATATTCATACATTCATCACAAACCATCAATTTAAAGCAGGAGATAAATTGCCGAGTGTCACGACTTTAAAAGAAAAATATGAAGTCAGTAAAAGTACGATTATTAAAGCATTAGAATTACTTGAACATGACGGCATTATTTATCAAGCACAAGGCAGTGGCATTTATGTAAGGAATGCGAGAAATGACAATCACATTAATGTCTTCAAAACAAATGGTTTTTCAAAAAGTTTAAATGAGCATCAACTAACAAGTAAGGTTTTAAAATTAGAAGAAATCACTGATATTCCTGAGACAGTCATGCAAGAACTGAATTTATCAAAAGGTGATAGTGTTTATTATTTAGAAAGACTACGCTATGTCGATGGCAATGTGTTATGTATTGAATATTCTTATTACAATAAAGAAATCGTCAAATATTTGAATACTGAAATTACAGAAGGATCTATCTTTGATTATTTAGAACAAAACATGCAAGTTAAAGTTGGGTTTTCCGATATTTATTTTAATGCTGATCAACTCAACACTAATGAAGCACAACTCTTAAAACTCGAACCCAATGACCCGTGCTTACGTTACCACCAAACTTTTTACACTACTACTGGTATACCATTCGACGCATCAGATATTGTTTTCCATTACAAAAATGCCCATTTCTATATACCGAGCAAAAGATAGAAATGCCGTAAAAAGCCGGTAATATGCACATCTCGTGAATATTATCGGCTTTTAAGTACTTTGCTTCAGGTATTAAGTTAGCCCGGACACCTTGACCCCAGTTTGGATACAACAATGTCGACATCATATAAACATTGTGCGTTGCGAGTTTTAACTCTGGGTCAACGTGCTCTTGCACCGCTTTGACGGTTCGCTGATTGCATACTAAAGTGCCCACGATAATTAAAAAAACAACTATGACTAAAGACATGAACTGCTTGAATCCTATCATTCTTTTCATTTTATCCCTCCTCGATTATATAATATATTGTAATTTTATTCATACATTTAATTTATTATTAACTATATATTAAATAATGATTAAAAATGTTTTAANTAAAATAATGTAGATGACAAGGAGGGTTTTTCATAATTCATTTGTAATTTGAAATGATTTTTAAAACTTCTGAGGAGCTAGACAATTGAAACTTTAAATATTTTCACTGACTTAGTTAGTACATATTTTTAAAATAAAAAACTGTGACGTAGCAACTCAATGCTACATACACAGTTTTTTAATATGATTTATAAAGATGTTAACACTGTTCTTTTACAGTTTGTGGTCTCATCTTAGTTTGTTTTTCTGCCACGTCCTAAGATGTATAAACCTAATGCTAAGCTAAGACCACCTGTAAGTGATGTACCGAATAATGCCATATCGTTTTCTTCACCTGTTTCAGGTAAAGCTTTCATTTCGTGGTTTGCTTTAGCTTCTTTGCTGTCTTTCATTGCTTTTTGGTTGTCAACAACAAGTTTTTGACCTGGTAAAATCATGTTTTTATCTTCTAAATGATTATCTTTAGCGATTTGTTCTACAGTTGTGTTATTAGCTTTAGCAANTTTTTTCTACTGTTTCACCAGGTTGAACGACATGCATTGCATCTTTCGCTTTGTCCATACCTTTGTCTGCAGCTTTGCCTTCTTTGTTGTCTTTGTCTTTAGCTTTATCTTCTTTGCTGCCTTTATCTTCAGCTTTGTCTTCTTTGCTGCCTTTATCTTCAGCTTTGTCTTCTTTGCTGCCTTTATCTTCAGCTTTGTTTTCTTTGTTGCCTTTGTCTTCAGCTTTGTTTTCACCTGAATTATTGTCTTTTACGTTGTTGTCTTCTTTAGGCGCTTGGCTGTCATTTAATTTCTTAGCTTCAGCAAGAATATCACTACTTACACTCGGATCGTCTTTAAGGCTTTGGATGAAACCGTTACGTTGTTCTTCAGTTAAGTTTGGAAGGTGTAAAATTTCATAAAATGCATTTTGTTGCGCTTCATTGTAATCAGGTTTTGCTTGGCTGTCATTTAACTTTTTAGCTTCAACAAGGATATCTTTACTTACACTTGGATCGTCTTTAAGGCTTTGGATGAAACCGTTACGTTGCTCTTCAGTAAGATTTGGTAAGTTTACAATCTCATAGAATGCATTTTGTTGCGCTTCATCGAAACTTGGCGCAGGTTGTGTAGGTGTTTGGTTAACATTCATATTTTTAGCTTCAACAAGAATATTAGCGCTTACACTTGGGTCATCTTTAAGACTTTGAATATAGCCATTGCGTTGTTCTTCAGTTAAGTTTGGAAGGTGTAAAATTTCATAAAATGCATTTTGTTGTTCATCACTGTAATCAGGAGCAGGTTGAGATCCCTCTTGACTATCATTTAATTTTTTAGCTTCATTAAGCACATCTTGACTTGTACTTGGATCATCTTTAAGGCTTTGAATGAAACCATTACGTTGTTCTTCGCTAAGGTTAGGTAATTTTACTACCTCAGAGAAAGCGTTTTGTTGCGCTTCTGCGTTATTATCTCCTTCTTCTGCGAAACTTGGTGTATTCACAAGTAAAGAGCTCGCGATTAAACATGAACCCACCCCAATTGATAATTTACGAATGCTGNAAAAAGTTTTTGTTTTCCATTGATTACAACCCCTTATTTATTTGTATTATGTATTGCATCATTAACTATAATGCTACATTATTGAAAATTAAAAGTAAAGTGCAATTTTTNGATTAACCTAAAAATAGAGCGGTTTAATTTATTAAAGTTTTAAATATAACATGTTGCAAAATTTTAATTGATGGATTTAAATTTATAATGCGTTAATGAAAGTAAAATGATATTTTCAGAAACATATTTCCTACAATTTCCTTATGAATCATGCATCATAATCTTTTGTGTATAAATCAATATTTTAAAAATTCCATTTGCTTAAATTTTCAGAAGTTTTATTAGGATATATTAATTTTTTTGTTTAAAAGTACACTTCTTATCATTATCAAGCATTGGGCAATATCTAATACCACTTTTCAATATGAAGAGGTAAAATCAATGTAAAAACTTTTTAATTTAGGGTCTTCGGAATATATAGTGGAATTACTTTTTTAATAGTTTAAAAACAACTGGTGTTTAAATCAAATTTTCTAGTGGGATGTTAGGACAATCAATAGTATTATAAAAGTATCAATCACATACGAGTGATACGTTGGGAAAAAAATAAAATAGTCCAATTTACTTGACCGTGTACTATGGTACACGGTTTATAATATTCATGGGGTGAAATAAGATGATTTACCGCATTAGTGAGTTTGCAGAAAAATGTGGCGTTAATAAAGAAACGATTAGATATTACGAGCGAAAAAATTTACTACAAGAACCTCACCGAACGGAAGCTGGTTATCGGATATATTCATATGATGACGTTAAGCGTGTTGGGTTTATTAAACGAATACAGGAACTTGGATTTTCTTTAAACGAGATTTATAAATTACTTGGTGTTGTAGATAAAGATGAAGTTCGTTGTCAAGATATGTTCGAATTTGTTTCTAAAAAACAAATGGAAGTTCAAAAACAAATAGAGGATTTAAAACGAATTGAAACTATGTTAGACGACTTAAAACAACGATGTCCAGATGAAAAGCAATTACATTCGTGTCCAATAATAGAAACATTAACATGAGAGATTAACGAAAGGGGCTTTATTATGAATAAATTTAAGGTAAACATTCAAGGAATGACCTGTGCGGGTTGTGAAAAACACGTTGAATCAGCACTTGAAAAGATAGGTGCTAAAAATATTGAGTCTAGTTTTCGTCGTGGTGAAATAGTATTTGAACTACCCAATGAAATTGAGGTTGAAAGTGCAATAAAGGCGATTGATGAAGCAAATTACAAAGCCAGAGAAATTGAAGAAGTATCATCGCTAGAAAACGTGGCGTTAAGTAATGAAGACAATTATGACCTTCTTATTATTGGTTCTGGTGCTGCTGCCTTTTCATCGGCAATTAAAGCTATAGAATACGGTGCAAAAGTTGGAATGATTGAGCGTGGAACGGTTGGGGGAACCTGTGTGAATATTGGCTGTGTTCCGTCAAAAACTCTTCTTAGGGCAGGGGAAATCAATCATTTATCAAAAGACAACCCGTTTATAGGTTTACAAACATCCGCTGGAGAAGTGGATTTAGCTAGTTTAATCACGCAAAAGGATAAATTGGTGAGCGAACTTCGGAATCAAAAATATGTGGATTTAATTGATGAATATAATTTTGATTTAATTAAAGGTGAAGCAAAATTCGTTGATGCTAGTACGGTTGAGGTCAATGGGGCAAAGTTATCTGCAAAACGCTTTTTAATTGCAACAGGTGCATCTTCTTCATTGCCCCAAATTTCAGGACTTGAAGAAATGGACTATTTAACTAGTACAACACTTCTTGAGTTAAAGAAAATACCAAAACGATTAACTGTAATTGGTTCAGGATACATTGGAATGGAGCTTGGACAACTATTTCATCATTTAGGTTCAGAAATAACGCTTATGCAAAGAAGTGAGCGACTTTTAAAGGAGTATGATCCTGAGATTTCAGAGTCAGTTGAAAAAGCGTTAATTGAACAGGGGATAAGCCTTGTCAAAGGGGCAACTTTTGAGCGTGTTGTACAAAGTGAAGAGATAAAAAAGGTTTACGTAACAGTAAATGGCAGTAAAGAAGTTATTGAATCAGATCAGTTACTTGTTGCCACTGGAAGAAAACCAAATACGGATTCTTTAAATTTAAGTGCGGCAGGTGTTGAAACCGGAAAAAATAATGAAATCCTGATCAATGATTTTGGTCAAACAAGTAATGAAAAGATTTATGCAGCGGGAGATGTGACGTTAGGACCGCAATTTGTATATGTAGCAGCCTATGAAGGTGGAATTATTACTGATAATGCTATCGGTGGATTAAACAAAAAAANTAGATTTATCGGTAGTTCCTGCTGTTACGTTTACGAATCCAACGGTTGCAACGGTTGGTTTAACAGAAGAACAAGCAAAAGAGAAAGGGTATGATGTGAAGACATCTGTATTACCTTTAGATGCTGTTCCAAGAGCAATTGTAAACCGTGAAACAACCGGTGTATTTAAACTAGTAGCAGATGCAGAAACACTAAAAGTATTAGGGGTTCATATTGTATCTGAGAATGCAGGAGATGTCATCTATGCAGCATCATTAGCTGTTAAATTTAACTTAACGATAGAAGATTTAACAGAAACCCTAGCACCATATTTAACAATGGCTGAAGGGCTAAAATTAGCTGCACTTACGTTCGATAAAAATGTTTCGAAATTATCTTGTTGTGCAGTCTAAGGGAACNTTTTTTTACAATTCCCTATTCAAGTGAACCAGCTAATACTGTACTAAAGTGTGCAGTAGTTTAGCAAAGTCTACAAAAGGATTTCATACACTATTTTGCGATCACCCATTATATAAATGCTTTAAGGGATTTTCTAAGTGCATTTGTGGTCACAAAAATAATTTAACACTGATGATTTCGACATCAAATCTATATTTGATACCTTAACACCGCAGAGTAATAAAGGATGAACAATATGTCAGATTTATTATCCCTACCAGGACGCTAATTGGCTATATTTCGTTTTTCTACCGTTGTATCACGTGACTTAAAACGTTGATATGACGGTATTTTGTTGTATTTCGTTAACTTTGGTTGAACGTCGTATTTTATGCTAAACGTCCCCGAAACGTCCCCGAAATTATAAAAATATAGAAAAACACCCCTCGTTTTGTAATCACTTAAAATTCCCCACCTATTGCAGGCGGGGTTAATTTATTGATTTTCTTTTTCTNAGTTGTTTTTGGTAGTTGTATAGTTTTTCGATCGTTCTGAGTCTGGCATCATCTAAATTAGTTTTTTCATTTCTTAAATCTTGCACAGTTTGATATGGCAAACCAGTCGCTTTTGATATTTGACTGCCATTTTGTACTTTGAATAACTTTTTTATATCTTGCTTCACGTTTTCAAAATTCAAGTTAATCACCTTTTTTGTATAGTTTAAGAATGACCAAAGTTGTTGCTAAAGTTAATGCTGTGCTTGTGAATGAATTTCCAATAAACAAATTAATCCATAGTAGTATTATTAAAATTATAGAAGTTGTTTTCATAGTTTTTAAATGCTAGAATTTAATTAGAAAGGTTGCCCCTTTTGGGGCGTAACCTTATTTCTTATTATCGTCTTTCAGTGCTTTGATGACCGCTATTGTCGATGCTACTGTAAAGACGATATTTGCTATTCTTTCGAAAGTTTCTAGCATTCTTTTTTCCTCCCTTCAACTTTCTATATATATTATATCACGATTAATCGTGATTAACAACCCTTTTCCTCATCNTTTTTTNAATTTTTCTCATNAAAAAACCACACCGGTTAGAGTGTGGTGGGTAAAGAGGCAACCGTCGCAACAGTTAGCTCCTCACGCTATAACTGAGTAAATTATAGAGTAGATCGTTTATCAATATTATAACATAAAAAAANGAGGGTAGCCGTATAAGCTACCCTTTAATCATGTCGTGTAAGTTTATTATACCACATTTTATTTGATAGTTCCCCACAACTTACCAACTTTACCAGTTTTAGCGTCCCATGTTCTAATAGGCAAGTAATAGCGTTTACCTTTGTACGTATATCCAATCCAAACATGGCCATCTTGTAACATCAATTCGTCATAATCAACATATCCGCCCTTTTTAAATGTATATCCAACTGGACAACTTCTAAAAGGCCCCTCTAAACGAGCGATAATATCCGAATTTGCAGTGAATCTAAATTTTNTCTTTTTANTATAACGTCCCATATTCATTACGTTTCCATTCTCCTACTTTTGAAGTTTTAGATTTCGCTTTAGGCTTAGATGGTGTTTTACCTGATTTGATTTGGTTCAAGTAATGTTGGACTTTATTCTCAAATTCTGCCCAAGTTCCAGTAGCACGCATTTTGTGTGGGCAATCCTTGCCACTGTACCAGTAATGTTGATACATACGATCAATACCCCAACCGTATTGATGCAACACATGTGCTGCATATAAAGCTGCATTGTCTTCCGCTTTTTTATAGCGTTCAGACTTTGCACCGCTATATCCGTTATCCATAGAATAACAAATTTCAATACCGATAGCTGTTCGGTTACCTGAATTTAAACCAATACCATCACCAGTATGGAAAGCGTTACGATTGAAAGGAATGGCTTGAACGACTTCCTTGTCATCTACTGCAACATGATAAGATACGTAATTACGATTACCATTCATATAAGCAACTTCATTACGTGCAGTGGCAGTGTTTCCTGTGTTGTGAATCGCTAACTTATTAGGGTGCATATAGTACGGCGCTTTGTATGGATATAAATACGATGGTGTCCACATATTAACTATTTTGTATCCCATAATGAATCCTCCTCAATATCTGCTTCTAATCCAATAAATTCATCTTTTTCATGATTTTGTAATTCAATATTTTTAATTTCCTTTTCAGAAACATCGCCGATGCCTTCGAGTTTTTCTGTATCGTTTAAATTCATTCTTATTTCAGCCCTTTCTCTTTAAGGTATTCCTCTTGTTTACGTGCTGATTTTTTAACAATAAACGTGTTTTTCCACACGCCGTACGCTACTAACACTAATGGCACGCCAGTGTTTAACACGTTAATCCAAGCGTCAACTGCTTGTGGGTTAATCCATTCCGCACTAATTCCGCTAGCTTGTAACGCCAGATATAAAGCACCCACAAAGCCACCGATTAAAGCGATAAATTGTTTTATTTTATCTTCCATATATAATCCTCCTCAAAATAAAAAGCCGACGCATAAGCGCCGACCTTGTTTTAATTATCGTTTGCATTTACCGAACCAAAAACACGCCCAAAAACTATAACCGAATAACATAGTAATCACCTCCTTTAAATACCAAAAAAAGTACGTAAAATAGCGATTATAATTGTACTTGCGATAGTTCCTATAACACCTAACATCCACATTTTTAGTTCTCGAATATTTTTAGCATTCTNCTTTTTTATTTTGCTCTTCTTTCAGTCTGTCTTTCTTCAACTCTTCGAAAGTTCTATCAAGTTTGTCATAAACTTTTTCTTGCGTTCTGAGACTATGTTCAATGTTATCTAACTTTTTAAACATATCTTTATCATTTTCTTCTAGACGCATGATGCGCCATTCATGCTCTCTTCGTTTCATAAAGCCAAACATTATGTCACCTACTCATCTTCTAAAGTGTACGGCTCACCTTTTTCATCTAATTTAGTACGCGTCACATCTTGTTTAACGTAATACGTTTTTGTTCCGTTGTTAAAAATCCCTGCGAGCATGTTTTGCATTGCACATACCTTTTTAACTTGCTCCTCATCTTTAAATTTATACGCGTTAGCAGGTGACGCACCACGCACAAAGCTATTTGAATAGTTCTGCATTAGCGCACTTTCCTCACCATTTTTATTAACCTCTACTAAGTAAAATTCTGTAAATTGTTCCATTATAAATTCCTCCTAAAATAATTTTATATATAATAAAAACGCCTAACTATTCGTCAGACGCTTCATTATCTGTATTTTGTTCTTGAATGATTGCTTTTAACATTGCATTCTCTTGTGTAAGTCGTGCGACCTCTTGCGTTAGATAATCAATTGTTAATTGTGGATTAGCTTGTAGTTTGTTCATTTAATTGTTCCTCCAGTTCTTTGATTTTTTCGTTTAACTGTTGTATGGATCTGAGCGACCATGTCAGCATTTCATATAAATTAACACCGTCACCAAAAACAAATTCAGCCGGTGTAGAATAACCTGCACCAATTACAACACCTCTGTGTAGCATTTGGTCATCTGTATCACCTTTATATCGATATTGATACAATTCTAATTCGTTAGCAATTACGCTCAAAGCATCGTAATCCCACACTTTAATATCTTTCTTATATTCGGCTAACGAAGCGTTATTAAAAGCTGATGCTCGAACTGGTTTGTACGAGGTATTACCTCCGTTGTAGCCGTTGTTATTAGTAACTCGCATCTCATTACTTCCGCCACCAACACCATAATACGCATTACCACCACTATGCGAAGCCATTACAACGCTATTTGTTGTGTTAACTGCTCCAACTTTAATTTGATTAAAAGCTTTTGAGTTGCTCCATTGTCGTATTTCTAACATGCCAATAGTCCTAATATGTTCCCGTATCTCAGCCATTTTGACCGAAATATCACCTGTTCCAATATCCCCATTTGGATTAGTAACATATAAGATGTTATCAGTTCGCGACTTACTAAATCGAATGCCAGAACCGTGTACGCCGTTTGGATTAGTTAAGTTTCCAAATAAAATACAACCGTCAGTATTACTACTAGAATCAGCATCTTTTACATAAAACTGAAATTCATTTAAACCTGCACGCGATTGTTTAAACGGTCTTATATAAACCGAATAATTATTGCTTTCAATATTAGTTGTTAGTGATGATTCAATAACAATACTATTATTATCCGACCGTAAAGCAACGACACCAGTCACACTATTTAAGGTAACACCTCTAGCATTTTTGCTGTATGTGTAATCAAAAAATTGTAATGTCCCCGAAGACTCATTAGGACCACCATCAACATATGTCGATATACCAAAATCTGAATAATAAAGCGAGCGATTGCGTGTATTATTTCTAAAACGAAGCAAACCACCTTTTATTCTTGTATACACAAAGTCTTTTTGTGTATCTCCTCTAAAAGTGCGTGTATATTCACCGCTTAATTCAATTTGGTCATTCCTAATATCGACGTACGAAAAATCATTACCACCACGTATACCGATTTTATTAACGTTGATGTCTAGCCCCTCTCGTGACAGGTTTATCTTATTAATAATGTTTGTTTCATCAGCTTTATTCGCAACATCATTTACTAACACATTAAAGTCTTTGTTAACTGTAATATCTACTCTATCACCTTTTAACTTGATACCGTCCGGACCGATAGTGTGAGATTGAATCGCACCATTTTCGTCATATGTCATCGTTAATCCAGTCGTTGTGTTTACAGTTAAATCAGCAATCACATGCGATAATGTTTTTTTACTNAGCATTGAGCTCTTCTTGTGTTGCTCTTAACGCAATATCTTTACCATTTTGAGTTAAGCGTGTTTCGTGAGTTGAGAGTGTTTGGTTCACTTGTTGTACTTTGTCATCTGTATACGCTTTTGATGATTTTTCAGCGCTTGCTTTTGCCTGATCGATTTTAGCGTTAACATCTTCTGGATTAGGTGTCCAATCCAATTCTTTTGTTCCTTTGTATAAACTTAATTTACCAGCATGCACATTTGCGTCACGTGCAATTAATAAAATTCTAAAATCTACTTTATCAGCTGTGTTAAAGCGTATTACCCTGTCTTTTGTATATGTTTTAATAGTGTTACGTCCTTTATTGTAAAAGACACCCATTTCAACATTTTCATCAGCTTCATGTAATTTTAAAATGTAGTCAGTATTTGCTTCGAGCGGTGTATTTGTATAGCCGTTCGAGTCATAGAAAAAGAAGTTGATATTTTTTCCTGATGTCGAAAAAAGTAAGCTATAATCATCTTCAACCGTTGCTGTTTTTAAATATTCCGGAGAATGATAACTTTTAATAAGATTAACATTACCTAAAGTTAAATTGTTAACTTGTTCATCAGCATATTGTTTTGTACTATCAATACCACTGTTGTATTCGCTTAATGTAACTCTATCGCTAATCTCGTTACTTAATTGTTGTCGTTCTGTGTCAGCCGAATTTAAACGTTCTACAATACCATTTTTATCTGTTGTGTACTCGGATTGACTCACTTTACTGTCGATAGAATCAGACATGATCTGTAGTTGTGCTTTTTGCTCATTCACTTCGTTTTTCAACGGCTTTAATTGCTCGTCTAACGTGCGTTGTACGTCCGTCTTTGTTGCTGTTAGTAGTAAACTATCTTGTAGCGCTTTGATGCTGTTTTCGGCTTGTGTCGTGCGTATTTTGACAGATTCTAGCGCTTTATTAGAAGTGTCTATTGCTTCTTGTTTTTGTTGTTCTGCATAAGCTTCTGATTCTTGTGATTTCTGTTCTATTTTTTCGTTAACACTTCGTACCGATAACGTGATTTCATCTTTTAACTGCAACAACTTTGCATCAACTTGATTATTTAAAATTTGATTTGCACCATTGATTTGGTCTGTCAAATTTTGTTGTAAAGCAATTTCAATCTCGTTTATTCTTTCTTCATTTGGAATATCACCAGTTAATTGACCAGTTTCAGCGTTCCAATTGCCACCTGGTAATGCTCCTGCGATTTTCTCCATCGCTTCATTATACTTTTTATCTGTATATTGCGATTGCAACAGCTTAAAACGCTCATCAATCGCTATCTTAGCGTTTTCAATCGTGTTGTATAACGCTTGCATTTTAGCACGATAGTCTAAAAATAATGCTTGTGTATCGACAAGTTTTCCAATTGTTGCAGTTTCTGATGTCATACTGTCTAAGTTTTGCTTTATCTCGTTAAACACGCCGATAGTATCGTTCAATTTGTTATTCACTTCTACTTTAATATCAGTATCAACAAGATATTCAGATTCTAACGCTACGGACGCATCATGCATTAATCTACTATGTTGAATCGTTAAGTTTACGAATGTATTACTTAACTCGCTATATAACGCTTGTTCACGCGTAACAGCGCCTACATCAGAAGCGTTTTCGGCTGATGACTTAATCCATTCACCGTTCCAGTAACGACGTAATACAGCCACTTTAGAATTGCTCGTGTCTAACCACAGTAAATCGTTAACAGGATTATCTGGCGGTGTATCACCTTTCAAAATTTTACGTTCAAAGTACTGCAATTCACTCTGTAACGAATCTTTGACTATCGTATTAACATTTGAAAAATTGTCGTTTAACTTTTGTCGAATAGCGTCTAATTTTCTATCGAACGAGCTTCTTAAGTCACTTTCTTTAAATTCTTTATAAGTGCCAAAGCCATACGTCACATCTTTACTGATTAAGTCGTATTCTTCTGATATAACTTCAGCTTCTACATATAGAGGCGGTGTAAAATCTCGGTTTTTAATACGTACCATATCACCTAGATTTATGATTTCGTGTTTGAATTCTTTTTCAATATCGATAGCAGTTACTTCATAACTGATGACCTCTGATTTACGTTTATTAAGTTCTGTGGTACCTAAAGTTCGTAAACGTGATTCAGTCATATTTTGGTCTTCGGATTCAGGCTCGTAAACGCCCCAATTATAACGACCAGGCAATCCGTACTTGGCTTGAGCATCATCATCTTTGACAACTAATTCTAGGCGTTTTTTACCTTCATCCGGTTCAGGACCTACACACAATAGCGCCGTTTTAATTTCTGAAAAATCAACTGTGCGCTTTAACCCTGTTAAGTCCTTGCCATATGTGATTTCTTTCCCTTTGAAAAGAGGGTTGCGTTTTCGTAAGACAACGTTACGACTATCAACACGGTTAGATCCTAAATCAATATAAAAATCAGCCATCATTTTATATGTGGTGCATAATTGTAACAGCACCTCGTACCTCGTTTGATACGACGTCCACGAGGTTGTTCGTAAACCGTTATATTCTGTAGCGTCTGACACAAGCCATCCCGTGTCTTTAAGTACATCTGATAACGCTTGTTTAGTTGTCATCTTTTCAAATTTACTAGGTGCGTATGGACGTGCTTTTGTTATATCTTCAAGGTACGATGCGACTGTCTCAACCTCAGTATAACCGTCTATATCTGCTGAAATTCTGTCTATAATAAATTCACGATACTGGCCGTTCTTATCTTGTATAATGATTCTGTTGCGTTCTTGCAGATGAATTGTACGTTCAGACAATATCGTAAAATCGAATGTTTCCATACGTTCATTAATATCGCGTTTATGAACTGCATGAATTACCGCACTATCTGATTGCGATATAAAATCAACTATTTTACCTTTAAAGTTCATTACATGGATCAATGTATAACCCCCTTTCTACAAAAATCTGTCTTGCCACTTCACTGTTGTGTCAAAAATTCCAGGCGGATTAATAACGAGTTCTGTGTGACCCTTATCGACGTTGAAATAGTTACTACCAAACGTTTTTTCGGATAAAAATGATTCTTCGTTCACAAGTACANTTTTTTGTGGCCATATCAATCGTAATTAAATCACCTTTTTTAATAATCATGTCACGTGCATTTGTAGGTCTCGGTAACAACTCACGTGTGTAAGTACCAAAGATATATAAAGGCATAACATTGTTACTACCATTTTTAGCGCTGTATAGAGACAGTGCTACGACTGGACGTTGATAAAAGTTACCGCCATCAACAAATTGTCTTTCATGCTCGTCAAACGCTTTTTTTCTCAACGGATACGGAAATTCTTTGTACTTCCAACTTTTAACAGTAAAAACATTGTCTTTGCGCGTTAGTCTGATATACACAACAAAGCTATCAAGTTTATACAAACTTGGATTATTTTTGTATTTATATACCGTTTGTTGATTGCCTGATTGGTCGAATAAAGTAACAATAATCGTACCTATAGCCTGTTTAGCGTTTGGATTAGTATAGCCGATTGAAGCGATAACACGATTGTCTGAATCGTAAATATATTGAGCGAATCTTACAGCACCTTTATTTTTTTGATTAATTCCGAATTTAACTGTTGTCGTAAAATCTTGTGCTTGCTTGCTGAACGAACGTTTATACATTGCGCCGTTCCAACCATTACCTGAAACAGAATCATTATTTAAATAAAAACTTTGTTTTGAATCTGAAACAATAAAACTACCGCCAACTTTTCCACCAGTTTGATTGTCAGTAAAATCAATAGTGCTTTGCTTGTTCCAGCCCGAAAGTGTTTGCGATTCATCTTCTAAAATCAAAGGCGAATAATCTTTTAACGGCTTATCTAAATCATCGTCACCAATCATGAAGTAATCTTCGTCACCTTTTGAAATCATGTAGTAGTTTGAGTTCTGTAACGCTCTTGCTTCCACAATGATTGGTGTCTCCGCTGTTCCTGCATTAACCACAGAGACCGCGTCACTGATTGCAGTGTTTTGGTTGCCATCAATAGCGTATTTGTACGGGTCAGTGAGGATAACTTTTACAGTAACAACATTAATATTGTTTTCTGTTTTGTTATTTATTTCTAGTGGACCTTCAAAGTAAGCGTTCCAGTACCACTTTTTTGATTTTAGTTGAAGTTTAACTGCTTCGTCGTAATCAAAAAATTTAACTAACTCACTTAAAACATCGTCATGTGATTTAATACCACTGTGCGAAAGAAAATCATTGTGTATGACTAGTGGTAAATCAAATCGATATTCTGACAATCCTCTAGATTTAAATACACTTCCTGCACGTCCATTTACCGCATCTGTTTTTATCTCAAAATTAAAAGAGGGTATTTTAAACCCTCTTTGAACAAAAAGCCACGGAAGTGACTTACCATTAACTAAAATTGTGTCATTCATTAAATTAAAGCACCTCCGCCATATCTAGTTTTGCGAGAGTTCTCACGTTCACGCTTATCCATTGTTACATTGATAAAATCTTTTAATCCAAAGTTGTCGATTACAGGAGTATAGTCTTTATCTGCAATTTCTTCATTACTACCTACTAGCTTAATCAATAAGCCAATCATTGTGTCTAATTTGCTTTCAAGTTTACTATTTCCGTTAGTATTACTACCGATAGCGCTGCTATTAAAGTTCTTTGGACGTTTGTTTTTACTAATATCTTTACTAGCTAACGCTAACAATTTTGCAGCATCACTTGCTCGTGATGGATCAGTTGGAATAACCCATTCTGGATAACCATCTTCACCTAATTGATACAATCCTTTGTGGACTAATCCACCTGTTGCGTATGCATAGTCACCGGCTCTTTTGAAACCACCCCAACCATAACGCGCAACAATATAACGCATCGCTGAAATCGCTTGATGAAGTGGGTTACTAAAGTTAGTGTAACCAGATTTAGCGTTAGCTCTAAATGTAGAACCGATAATCTGGAATAATCCTCTTGACGGGTCACCACGCAACGCATTAATGTCCCAGTTATTTACTACGTTAGGTTGATAGTTTGACTCACGCTTTGCTACGCGCATCATTTGGTCATGAATGTAACGCGATTTATATCTGCCGCCGAGAATACTCTGTGCTTGACTGATAACACGACTTGCGTATGCTGCACCTGAGCCGGCAGGATAACCTTTACCGCCACCTGTTTTGTCATTTTTACGTAACCAAGGAATCGGGTCTGTAGAAAATCGGTTCGCTTCTCCGCCTTGATTGACCTGAAAATGTAAGTGTCGGTAGTTAGTCATAGAACCAGTATTACCTGATTTACCGATTAATTGACCTGCTTTAATTTGTTCACCTGTTCTGCGCAACTGTTCAGACAAGTGCATGAACCATAGGAAAGTACGACCTTTTTGCACAGTAATAGCTTTACCACCGCCATAATTGTCGTACCAACTTCTAACACGACCACCCATCGGGGTACGAATCGGTGTGCCGACTGGTGTATCATAGTCAACACCGTGATGGACGCCACCATTAAATGGATAATTAGGGTTAGGCGCCTTTGGTGGTGCTGAATATGGTTGTAATATTCTAAAGCTATCAAACACAGAACCATCACCAGCTTGTGCGTCGAATCCGCCTTTAATCCAATCAATTGCACCTTTTTTGATTTTTGCAAATGCAGCGCGTGCAATTTGACCGACAATGCCCATGCCTTTTGTCAGACCACCAAAATCGACGCCCATTAGAGACATTACTTTATTGAAAAGTTTTCCTGGGTTATCCATGAAATCCATAACGTCACCGATTTTATCCGTAAGCCAACCCGCACTANTTTTTTATAGCACTACCTATCGCCCCTGCCTTATTCGCAAGCCAATTTGTAGATTTACCAAGCCACGTTCCTACGCTAAAGCGCGGATACATACCTGCGCCTTCTGCTTCTTCATATTGCTGTCGCATGCTACCACTAATAACACGTGAACCTTTAGGGAGCCATGTCGTTGTATCTTTTGCAGGTGTCAAAGCTGTCCGTCCGTTAGGGTACTGTATTAACTCGCGACGTCCGTCAATACCCCTTCCGTTTCCTGGTCCTTTATCACCCACAACAGCCATTGTGCCATGTTTCAGACGACCGTCATGAGTAGTTTTGATATGTCTATTAATTCGTTGTGTACCTGTTGATAAAGTAGGTATCTTGGGTAAGCTGAGTTTTGAACCTACCCAGTTTAAACCTTTAATTAAGCCGTTTAAACCTCGTTTGATTGCACTTACCATACCACCAATATGACTTTTAATTCTTCCAATAATGGACTTTAATCCGTTAGCCATATTATTAAAAGTTCGTCGAACAGTATTCCATAAACTAGATGCAATACTAGTTACTGAACGTCTAATTGATTGCCAAATATTAACCATAAAAGATTTAACTCGATTAAATATACTACGTGAGCCATTAAACAAATTATTAAAAATTCTTTTTAAANTTTGCCCACATGTTCGAACCTATAGAAATAACCCTGTTTTTTAANTGACGTCCATAAGCTCACAAGCCAAGATTTTACTTTACTGAAAATATTACGTGTGCCTGTAAAGAGTCTATTCCAAACGTTTCTTACACCGTTCCACAAACTAGAAGCAATTCTTACGACAACGTTCCGTATATTTGTCCAAACATTCCGCATAAAAGTATAAACAGAGTTGAATAACGATCGTGTCCAACTGCTCAATTTTGTAAAAACAGCTTTTATACCATTAAGCATGTTCCGTACTATATTCAATACAGAATTTTTAATTGCAATCCATGTTCGAGTCATAAAAATTTTAATTGTGGTAAAAACAGTTCTAATAAAAAACCACGATGAATTAAATATAAATTTTAATCCATTCCATATCCCTCTCGCGAGTGAGAGGACAGAANTTTTTTATGGTATCCCNAAATTTTTATAACTGCATTCCTAAATGTTTCGTTTGTACGCCAAAGGTGTATAATCCCACCAACTAATAATCCTACTGCAGTGATTACTAGGCCGATTGGACCAGTCATAAATCTAATTGCTAAACCTAAACCACGTGTCGCAAGCGCTGCCGCTTTCGTTGTCGCAGTCCAAATTTTGGTTGCAGCTGTCGATAGCTTGGTTTTTAATGTTGCAATCGCTTGTGAAGTACTTAATCTAGCAATAGCGTATCTATATCCATCTGCAATAGCTTTCGATGCACTTACAACGCCATTCCAAATTTTTTGCGTTGCAGTAAATATTTTTAGTTGTCTGTTAGCACCTCGTGTTAAAAGTGTAAGTTTACCTATACCTTTGAAAAGTGGTCCTAAAACTTTGAATGAAGCACCTATTGTTGATACCATTACGCCTAAAGTGACGAGTAATGGACCTATTGCAGCAGCGACTAAACCTAAGCCAACAACGACTTTTTGCGTTCCTTTAGGCATCTCGTTTAATTTAGTTGCTGCATTTGCTACCCATTCAGCTAATCTTTTGATATATGGCGCCAAAACATCACCAATACTGATAGCAAGTGATTCAATAGCTGATTTCATTCGACGAATAGAGCCACCAATACCGCCTTCCATCTCGTCTGCCATACGTTTTGAAGCGCCGGCTGAATTGTCAATGGACTTAGTTAGTTTTTTGTAATCTTCGTCAGATGCGTTAATAACAGCTAATGCGCCACTCATTGCTTCCTTACCAAAAATCGTAGCTGCTGCGCTCGCTTGTTGGTCTTTAGATAAGCCCTTGAATTTTCCACGCAATTGATCCATGACATCACGCATAGGCAACATGTTACCTTGACTGTCAGTTATTGAAATACCTAACTCGTCCATTTGATTTTTCATCGCTTTTGTAGGTTTAGCGAGATTAGTAAACATTGTACGTAATGCTGTACCTGCCTTTTCACCCTTAATCCCTGCGTTACTCATTAAACCGATAGCGATTGATGTATCTTCCACAGTGTATCCTAACGCACCTGCGACTGGCGCTGCATATTTAAATGCTTCACCTAACCCTCGAACATCTGTGTTCGCTTTAGAACTTGCTTGTGCTAACACGTCAGCAAAGTGACCACTGTCTTTTGCTTTTAAACCGAATGCTGTTAAACTGTCAGTAACAATGTCACTCACTGCACCTAAATCTTCACCTGACGCGGCTGCTAATTGCATGACACCGTCGATGCCTGTCATCATTTCTTTTGTATCCCAACCTGCCAATGCCATGTAATTCAAAGCTTCAGCTGATTGACTGGCACTAAATTTAGTTTTCGCACCCATTTCGAGAGCTTTATCACGTAATTGTTGAAACTCACCGCTTGTAGCACCTGATGTGGCTTTTACTTTACGCATTGAATCGTCAAAATCAATACTTTTTTTAACTGCCGCACCGAAACCCGAAATAACTGGAGCAGTGACATACAAACTCATACTTCGACCAATTGACTGCATATTTCGACCAATTTCTTGAAGTTTAGGACCCCAACTAGACAACTTAGCACCCAATTTACCCATAGAAGTATTCAAAGCACGTTGTTGCGTTTCCATTCGTTTCATTTCATTAGTTGCTTCTTGTAACTCACGCTCATATAAATTCAATTTTGCATATGCTTCGTTATATTTTGATGCTGCAGCTTGTGTTTTAGCGCTATTTTCTCCTGTTTCAGCGGATAAACGATTATATTGCGCTTTCAATTCTTTAACTTTCTGTGTTTGAAGTTGTTGACGCTTAGTTAATCCATCAACTTTTAACCTTGATTTCTCTAAAGATTTATCGTAGCGTCCGAATTGCGATAGATTTGCGCTCATTTCGCGCGATACCATACGCATCTGCCGATTTAAACCTGCAATACCTTTATTAAAGCCCGCACCGTCTAAATCAACGCGTATGACCATATTTCCAATAGGACTCGCCATAAATTAACCTCCTTTCTTAAAAAATATCTGCAAAACTTTTTGCNTTTTTTCTTTGTTTCGACTTTGCTATTTACGATTTCTAAGAAAAAATGAATAGGCATGTTCGCCACTTTTTCAGGGTCCATGCCATCTTCGATAAGTTGTCTAGCAACTTTCATATAGTTTTTATATCGCCCTTCCGGCGTTAAATCTTCAGGATCTATTTCTTCTGCTCTGTCACGAACTTTTTTGTATCGTCTACGTCTCCTGAAATTAATTTTTCTAATAAACCAATCAAATTTTTGATTCCTTCAAAGCCTGCTGAAATACTTTTTTGTAATTCTTCAGAAGTGAATTGATTACCGAAGCCATCAACAATAAATTCAGAAATTTCTTCAAGGATTTCAAGCTGTTGAACGACTCGCTCTTGATGTTCAGCTACTTTTGCTTGATATTCTTTTTGTTCTATTTCACTTAATTTTTCTAATTCTTCTTGTGTCAATTCTTCGAAATCCGGTTCTTTAAACAATTTCGAAACACGTGCAGATAATTTTGAACCTTGAAGCGTGTCAAAAAGTGACAGGCTTGGTTTCGCAAAATATTTTTTAGTTTGTGGTTTACCTGTTTTTGTATAACCTGTAATTAATTCAATTGAAGTTCTTGCCATTTTTTATTCCTACTTTCGTTTTTTTATTTTTGNCGCAAAAATAAAAGAGGGGTTAGCCCCTCCTTTTAAATCGTTTGTAATTCATCTTCTTCCACTTCAATGCTGATAGTGTCGCTTTGGTCACCTGAAGTTGCCGTAACTTCAGCGCTTCCCACTTCTTTTGCTGTTACAAGACCGTTTGAATTAACGCTGATATACTCTTCACCGTCAGTCACTTCGTATTTAACTGGTTTATCTTCAGGAACAGTAGTGACTACTAATTGTTCAGTCATATCTTTCTTAATTGTTGTCGATTCTTTGGAAAACGCTACACTTCTAACGCTCTCCTCAGAGGTCTTTCCCGGCATCNTTTTTTTCAACCTCGTCAATTTCTAACTCTTGATTTAAATCAGAAATAAACTCGTCAAACGTTTTTCCAAATGTTTCAGTAAATACATAGTCACGTCCTTTATGCTCACCTTTTTTATCAAATCCAGTCACATGTGATGATTCGTCGAATAAACGGTCAACAAATGAACCTTCTACTTCGTCGTTTTGGAATTCAACTTTGTCTTGTTTTGTTTGACCTGATAAGTTCGGACGTGTGAATTTACCTTTGAATAATCCTACCCATTCTGACGAACCGTCATGGTTTGTACGTTCAAACACAACTGCGACGTCTGGCGGAATATCGTTTGCACCGTATTTAAAGCCGCCCTCGCCTTTTTTAGCACCCGCTAAAAATGCTTTTTGTTCTGACGGAATCGATACGAATGTCGTTTTAACTGATAATTTACCATTAGACACGGCAGTTGCAGCAACAATGTTATCACCGTACTCTTCTTCGGTTTCTTGTGGACGGTCTACTTCGATTTCTTTTAAGAAGCGTGTACGGTGTCCACCTTTAACTTCCCACTTCGAACCGTCATCCGTTTTAATTGGCGCCCAATAAAAATTAGTGACACCAATTGCGATTCCGGAAACACCTGTCGCTTCCGCAAAGTGTTGCAAGTTTAATTTTAATTTTTCCATTTATAGTCCTCCTAAATTAAAAGAGAACCGTTTGCACGAATAATTTCTCGAAACGTCTGTGTTTCAACTTCGTACAAAGGTTCTCTATAATAAGTTTTAAAATTTATANTTTTTNAATGCTTGTACAATCAACTCTGCTTGATTGTATGGTTCATCTGATGACCACCAAATATCTATCTGAAAATCATATTCTCTCGTAAGTTCAGTGTCGTCAGCATATTCATCAGCATGGTAAGGTAGTGGTACAATTCTGACGANTTTGGTTTTTTGNTTTTTCGNTGAAAGTTTTGAGGTACTACATACCTGAAAACATTATCCTCAATAGTTATGTCTTTGTTTTGAACAATAGTATCGTAAATCAACTCTGTAATATTCATTTGTTCAACCTCCTGAAAGCAGTAGACATTGCTTTAAAGACTGTATCTCTATTTGCTTTTTCNTGTTTTTGTAATGAATAACTGTGGTTGTTGATACATTGTTCCAAACTCTGTCGCGTGTATACGATGCGCATAACCTTTTGTATAACCAATTGTTACATAGCTTTCTCCACTGTCTTTATCTTTTTTTACATTAGATACTGATATATGGTCTTTAGCATGTGATTTTCTATCACTCAATGGCGTGTTTTTCTTTAATGCAGGAATCAATGACATTGCTCCTGCAAGTAACACACGCTTTTGATTAGCCTTAAAATTAAGTTGTTGTCGCATGAGACCTTGTTCTATATCATTTCTGCTAATTTTTGCGGGCATCAAATCACAACCTTACAATATACACGTATAAAGGATTTGTCTTGATAATCGTTTTTTTACATACACAACATCATAACGATTACCGTCATGCAATACGTAATGTTTGTTTGTTGGGTTATAATCAGCGCGTGGATCACGTATAATAATTGTTTTGATGAATTCTGTACTGTTTTGAATACTGGTTTGTGTGTCTGATTCTTTTGCATCTTGTACAGACGCATAACAACTATACAATTCTTTAGTAATCGGTTTTTGCGGTAACCCTTTAATAGACTTACTGACATCTTCATAAAACGTCACACGCTCATTTAATCTATTCGAATCGAACCGCATAAGCGTCCCTCAGTTTATGCACTACACTCAAAACCATGTGCGGCGCATAGTCTAATTTTCGTTCAGTATATGCAATACGATTTTCAAAATAGTATGCAGTGAGCGGGAATATAGCAGCTTTAAAAAGCGGTTGCGTTTCTAACCAATCAAAGTCGTCAGTGATTGCTGCTGCTATATCATGTTTGGCCCACTCGTAATACATTGTCAGTAAGTCATTTTCAAAGTTGTGGTCGATTTTGCAATGCTTTTTTAAAAGCTCCATATTAATCACTGCATTCACCTACTTATTGTCGATGCGTTCTAGAATTCCATTTTTAGGTTTCAAATTCTCATTGACTTCTTTTGCACGCTTCACAGTCATTTCAACCACATCATTTACATTCAGAATACGAGAGAGCTCTTTGTCTTTATAGCTAGTTAATACTTTGTACTTAGCCATTGTTTACTCCCTCCTTTTAAATTGTTTGTAATTCATCTTCTTCAGGTTCTGACTCTTTGTAGTCGATAACGATAGCTGCTTTGTAGTCTAAGATGCGCACATCTTGTCGCACTGCTACCATTAAGCACTCACCAAAATGCATGTAGTCAGTCCATGAGGCTTGATATTGTGAACGGTCGAATAACACTAATGCATCTTTTAAGTTACCGAAAATAAGTTTTTCATCACCTTTTTCACCAAGCATTTCGTCAGGTAAAATTTCAACTTTAGCACCTAACAAGCGTTGTTGTGATTTTTCTTTCACGTCTGGTTGGATTAAGTAATTACCGTTAGCGTCTTTCAATTTATCTAACTTCGCAAACATCGTTTGTGACACGATTGCTACGTTATGTTCGTAATTAGGCTTTACGTTTAAATTTACGGCGTCTTTCAATCCGTCAATACCGTCAGCCACAACCGTTTGAAGTTTAGTCGTTCCACCTTTTTCGCCTGGACCACCATTTTGAATGACATCGATAATTGCTTTGTTACGAGTTGCTGCGATTGTGCGCGCTAACCAAAGTTTAAGCTCTTTCAACACATCGATTTGACTGTCTTCGATTGCTTCGCGAGAAATACGGAAATAACCACGACGAGTTTTGATGTCGTATGCTAATTCGAAGAAAGGTTTTACAGCAAGTTCAGGGTTTTCAGCAAGTTCTTCAACTTCAGGGAGCGCAGCAACTTCTGATTGACGCACTACTGGGTATTTACCTGAACCGTTAGTGACTTTTTTAACTGTTACATATTTATCTAAGTTGAATTCAACTTCTTTCAACTTAAAGATGTCCGTAACGATTTCTTCAGGAATAACGACGAAACCTGAATCAGTTTTAAGTGCACCACCTTTAATGTCATCACGTGATTCTAAATAAGCTTTAAAGTCACGCACTTCTTGTGAAGTTACTTTCGTTTCAGGCATTACGCCTAAATCAAACGCGTTGAATTGTGAGCGTGTAGAACGTCCATTATTTTCAACGGTAACCGGTTCAGGTTCTGCGTTTTCTTCTTCTTCTTTCAATTTCTCTAATTCCTCTTCCTTATCTTTCAATTCAGAACGTAAATCAGCGATTTCTTGTTCTAATTTTTCCGCTTTTTCTAACTCGTCATTGTCAAGTGCACGTGTTGCAAATTTAACTTTTAAATCAATTTGACGCTTGGTATCTTCAATTTTTCCAAGCAAAATTTCAATTTTATCCATTTGTTTTCCTCCTAAAATTTACATAAAAAAACAGACGTCTAAAACGTCTTATGGTTGTATTTTTTTACGGTGTTCAACTTCACCGAGTTTTCAATTTTTCAAGTCGTTGTCTGATTTCGTTTTTGCGTTTTTCGTGTTCAAAATTTTCGATGCTTCTGAGTGCCGGTTTTACATTTGTGTCTTTATAAGCGGGATATGTTACAACGGACACATCTGTCAGTTCCCGAATTGCCTTTAATGTACGTTTGTAAATACCTTCCTTTTCATCAAAGCGCATTTCATCGCCGTCGGAATCAAGCATAAAGCCAAATGAACATTGATTGATGTTACCTACACGCATATTTTCGTATAGGTCTCGCGCGAATGTCGTGTTAGGTAGTTTACAACGATATTTTAAACCTGTATCATCAATAGTTAAATCGAGTGTGCCCGCCGTCGTTCTACCAATGATTTGAGATGGCAAGTGGTCAACTAAACAACGTACGTCTGATAAATCAGTATTTTCTAACGCTTGTTTTGAGATGGTTTCTTTAAAACCACCTAGATTTTCCGACCACGTATCGAATTTTAGTGCATAGCCCTCAATAAACATATCATTATCGTCGTTAGAACGTACTTCAACGATATTACCTGTTCTCGTCTCCTTCTCCATTTTCCTCACCACCTTTCAATTTATTATCAGTACCACGCGATTTATTCATCTGATAATCATCAACTAAATCAATATTTACGTGGTTTAAATCCACACGATGTATGCTACCCTTTCCACCAGGAATAGGAGGTAGACCGTCGCGTTTACGAACTTCATCAATGTTCGTTTTACCACTATCAAGATTAATCTTGTCAATCTCAGCTTGCGTTTTCTCATCAACCACACGTATTTCAGTCGTGTCGAACTTAAATTCACGAATGACATCACTGCGTTCATCATTGAACTTAAAATTCAACTCTGCACACACACATGTTGTGTATGGCTTTAACGTTGATAAGTAATCAAGATTTGCATCTGTAATACTCATATTCGTTGTTTCAATACCGAATTTGTGAAGTGGTATTCCAAAAACACCTGCAATCTCACGTGTAGAAGATTTATTTTCACGAATGAGCTTCAAAACTTCGGTGTCGACCTCTAATTGCTCAAAAGTCATTGATTCATCTAATACAACAACTTTTCCGGCCTGTTTTGTTCCGCTAAACGCTTTGTGGAATTCTTTTCTAGCACGATCACGCGCTTCTTTGTTGTTTAAAACGCCTTTCATCTTCAAGATTCCGCCGGCATGTGTACCGTTTTTCAAAAAATTGTTGAGAAAGTCTTTACCGTTGTTGTCTGCATCAATAGTTTTACTTAAAGTGTCGAGTACAGACAATCCGTTGATACCGTCTAAAGAATAAAACTTGATGTCAATCATATCTTCAAACTTAATCTTTCTTGACGTCGATTTGCCATTGTCGTCAATCTTCTTAAATTCATAAAAGTAACGACCCGATGGACTTAATTTCAATTCGATTTCAGACGTTTTTCGAAATGCGAGATTAATCGGATTACCTTTGTTATCCCTTGCGATTTCAACGTACCCATGAGAAGTCAACAATGAATTAGCAAACACAACTAATTTGAAAATATAGCCGTTATAAAAAGGATTAGGACGAATGTTTAATAGTTTAGTAATCTTATTATTAAAATCAATCTCACCATTGTTCGTTAGACGAATCGGCATTCGTGCTAAATCAGAAGCAATCATCATAACAGCAGTAAAGATGTCGCTGTGTCGAATAGCTTCCACATCTGTATAGTTTCGTATGGGTTGACCTTGAAAGCCAGGCAACGTTTGTACCATCATTTGCAAATCATCTTCGTTATATTGTAAATCTCGTTTTTCTCTATAAAAGATTCCCAATTAGTTTACCTCCTTTCTTTAGATTCGCGGTCAATAATCAGTGCGATTATAATCAGGAATGAACCTGTTACAATTAATCCAATCACTGTGCCATAACCGATGTATACTGCAATATTGACCGTGATTAATCCCAATNAAAAAAANGGATACTAACAATATTAGCAACCAATAACTTTAAAAACGTATATATTTTATCGAAATTCATAACGTCACCTCCTAAAAACCAAATTCTTCACTTTCATAAATAGATGACCAATCCGTCTCAAACTCATGCATTCTCGCTTCGCTAAATGCAGTAATAACCGAAATAATAGGGTCAATCTTCTGTCTGTTTAATTTTTTATTGANTTTTTACATTATCCTCACCGTCATACATCAATACCGCGTTATTAACGGCAATTGTAAGAAGATGGTTTCCAAAATGCCTTACTTTTTTATCTGCTACCCACATTCTAAATTGCTTAATTGTTTGTGATAGACTTTTAAAACTTTGTCCAACCTCTATTAATGGCCAATCAATCATCATCGTTTCTAAACTCGTAATAAACGACTGTGCATTCCACGGGTCATAACAAACAGCTATAACATTTAAATCATATTCTTCAACGACTTGCAAAATATATTCAATCACACGTTTGTAATCAATCATGCCACTTTCTGAAGTTGTTGTTTCCGCTTCGCCTTGATTAATTATATATTCATAATTAATCTTGTCCCGCTTCGATTTTTGTTCTAATGTGGTTCGTAAACCTACAAACGAATAACTATCGATTAATACCGATTCATTGTCGTTCGGGAAAATAAAACCGACAGAAGTCAAATCGTCTAAACGCGATAAATCGACACCAATATAAACATCACGACCGTAAAGATTATATTCATTTTTATTAACTTCGACTGATTCCCATTCGGAAATATTAATTAAGCTATCTTCTTTGTTCGCCTGCCACAAGTTAAAGTTTTTAATCAGAATCTTATGAAACGATGTACCTTTTTCAAGCTCGTCTTGAATATCTGACTTAATGTTACGCAATATAGTATCTCTATGCTCTTTCGATTCGAGTAGTGGCATTGCTTTAATCCACTGCGATTCATCGTTAACCTCATCTTCTGAGTCCATTTCAGCGCAATAAACAAAATAACTGTCTGCCTTAACTTCTCCTGAAAGTATTTTAGTAATGTATTTGTACTCTTGATACATTTGACTGTTCAGATTGTCGCCTGCCGTTGAAATCAAGAGAGTGAGAGGGTTCTTTTGCAAAGTCATACCTGTTTTGAACCTCGAATACATCTCGTCGTCTGGCATACTTGCCAACTCATCTAAAATCGCAACAGTAGGGTCTTTACCATCTACCGCATCAGGATTGTTTGACAGTGGTTCAAACACACTTTCTGATGCAATGTGTGCTAAGTCCGTTTTGCGTACGTCTGTCGATTTTCGAATGTAATCACTTTTAGAGCGTAGCAATTTGATTTGTTGACTTGCCATCTTAAATATCGTTTGCGCTTGTTTGTATGTGGATGATGACACATATATTTGACGATTGTATTTAGGATATTGACCAAATAGCAATTCGTTGAGCGATATACCTGACACGACAAGCGACTTCCCCTGCTTCCTCGACATACTGATATACGCTTTTGTATATCTTCTAAAACCTCCTTTTCTACGCCAACCGTAAATACTCCCTACGATAAACTTCTGAAAGAGCATTAAAGGCATAGGTTCATTCGTTTTAGGGTCAGGTAACATCTCGATGAATTTGATTGCCTTGTTTGCCTTCTCAACGTCCCAGTAGCAATCTTTTGGTGGGTTTTTCAAATCGTTTAAATGGCGACTTGCCACCGCAATATTCTTTTTACTCGCCAATATTTCCCCACTCACAACTTTTTGAGCGTAAAGTGTTACATAATCCATTACTCATCACTCACAAATTGTTTAAATGGGTCATCATCTTCTTTTTCTTCTGGCACAACGATACGCAATCGACTATCAATCGTTAATCCTAACGTGTTTGCTGCTTGTTGCATTCGTGTACCGGCTTTCTCTTTTGCTGTAAATGCGGGATTAACTTTTGAACCTTTCTCCGTTTCAATAACCACACCACCTGTCTTAGTTATCAAACGACTTGCCTGCACAAAATCACTGTAAAAACTACAATACTGTGCAATTTGCGCTTGATCTAAAGTTGAAATCGGCAATTCTTGCATGTGCGGAATAATACGTCTGTATTCCTCTTTAGCGATTTCATCTAAAAACTCAGGTGGTTCACTGCTTATTTTAGAAAATTTATTCAATTCAGCTTCTTGCCTTTCTTTTTCGATAATTTCTTCTTTCGTATAATTTTTATTGGAATTAAGAAGTAATTTTTTAGGTCTTCCAGCCATAAATTAGCACCTCCTANCTAAAAATAAAAAAATAAAGGGAAATCTTTAAGAAGAAGAGTGGGCGCCGTTCTCCGAGCCTTTCTTCCCCACCCCCGTCATTTTGCGCGGGGGACNTTCTCTCTTTGTTTTTCTGTTGTGGCATTCGTTACATAACGGTTGTAAGTTGTTTTTGTCTAATCTTTTTGACCAGTCAACTTTTGTTGGAATAATATGGTCTACAACATCAGCTTGTCGTCCACATGATTTACATAAATAATCATTCTCTAACATCACTAATTCACGCATGTTCTGCCACTGCTTCGATTTATAGAATCTTAAATATTCTGGATCATTACGTTGCCTTTCATCGTTGTATTTATCGTTTGTATACGTTTTATGCTTATCACAATAACGTTCGTTATGATGTATTAATGTATTACATGTCGGATGATTACATCGTCTCATGATTGCCATTACAATCACCTTCCAATGTCTTTAATGTCGACAACTAAATCGTTTGTTTGGTTAGCAATTAATACTTGATTACTTATGATGTCATGCACAATGTACTTCTGTTTGTTGTACGTAACTACATCGCCTTTGTTAATCACTTTGTGTAATTCAAGTTGATATGAGTTAACGCTAAGTCCTGCCACAACATCAAGAGGAATATTGTTTAATGTCGCAATAGATGTAATATGTTCTAGCACATCGCCTAGCACTAAAGTTAAACGATCTATATCGTTGTCATCTGATTGATATACATTAGACAACTCGCCGACCGATTGCATTAACATAAGTAAATGCGATTGTTTGTCTAACGGTTTTTTAAGCGACTGATACTTATTCAGTTCCATTGCCTGCCTCCAAACAAAAAGGACCAGGAGTATATCCCAGTCCTCGAATAATATAGTATGTCTTTGATTTCCACACTACTATAATATCATTAAATAATACACGCTATGCACACGCTATGCACACGCTTATTTCATTCCTACTTCTAATGCGACAGCCTTTACAAAGTTCTTTCGTATCTTACCTGCCGTGTTCCTGTGCATGTGACATTCATCAGCAATGTGTTCCATCTTATACTTTTTTGGTGCCCAGTATTTCAGATAGATAACTTTCTTGTATTCATCTGATAGTTTGCTATACGTACGTTCAATTGCCTGTACCATCTCTTCTTGATTTCGTAACATTCTATTAGTCATCAAACGTGTTGCCATCAATTCAGTAGTACGTGTCGGTTCACCTGATTGAAGCGGACCATACACGATATTCTCATCTGCCGATTGCATTGGATTAAATATCTCTAATCTTAAACGTTTAATATCTTCTTTCGTTTGTTCAAGATTATATATTTCTGATTCTATATATCTGAAAGTTCCAGGTTTAATCTCAGTCATGTTTCCCTCCGTTAATAATAGCATTGCTTAATTTAATATAAGCATTCCGATAAATCTCTAACTCTTTTTTAAGCCTTGAACTAATCCTCATTTCGATAAGTAACAGAATGCCTAATATTACCGCTATGATAATCCACATTAGTCCGACACCTCTGCACGCTTCTCAAATTTTTCTAGCGCATCTTTACTATCATCAACTAAAACGTTTTCAATAACAGATGTTTGTAGAAAGTTTTTATGCCCATTAGAATCAATGACTTTGATGAATTTTTTATTATTCAAATCCTTCAATACAATATGTTCAACCCGCGTGTTATAAAACGCATAATATGTTTTATTGTTTATTGTTGTTATAGTTAACATCATTAGTCTGTTACCTCCGCTCGTATATTATTTAAATCAATATGATCTTGTAGATTAAATGTGTCTATGTCGTCGTTAGCGGTTAAACGAATGTAATAGTCGTACGCAATGTATAAAATCAGTGCTGTTGTGATGATGTATTTCATTTCTTTTCACCTCTATCTAATTTATGATTCTCAAACCATTTTTGACGTNCGCTTTAAATATTCTTCATGTTTATTACGTGTTCGTTTAGCTGCGCGTTCGTATTTACTCATGAATATTTTGTTCTGCATTCTTGCATAGACAACGGTGATAATAAACAATACAGTATATATCAAGATTGCTATAATCTCAGGCAGAAGTACTAACCACCACGACCAATCAATAACCCCNNAGTTAGTTTTAAAACCGACAAATACAATTGTTAATAATTCAGCTAATCCCATTCTGTTTCCTCCTTAAGCGGTCTTTATAAAACTCTTGCCACCCTTTAT